ATAATCCTAAATCTGTATCTGTATCAAAACTTATTGCAGGAGCAGAGGCATTGCCAGCGTCATCAGCAAGAAAAGCACCTGTCATTGTGCCACCAGCCTTAGACAGTAATCCTAAATTAGCTTGATCTATATTTCCTATTTCAGTAAAAGCACCATTACTTGAGTTTCTTATTTTTAAAATATTTGTAGTGGTATTTAAAAAAGGCATACCAGCTACACATTGACTTGAAGCTAAGTCAGATGACTTTGAATTACTCGACTGGATCGCAGCAAAAACAGCATTTAAATCAGTTCTTACATTTGCTCCAGAAGCATTTTCAATAGTGTAATTAGTTACGTCAGCCACAATTAAATACTATTTTCCTCCATGTTAACCTCCTTTGCCAAAACCAACAGCACTGTAGGTAAAGTTCCTATCAATACTAGCATTACTTGAGTTTTTAAAGTGAACTGTAAAGCCAGTTCCAGATATGCTGCTAAGTTCAAAGTAATCACCTGATGCCATATTCTGTGGAGAAATATTAACAGAAGGCAAGAAACTATTAAGATTACCTAGTCCAGACGTTCCAACAAAAAATGGTGCTGTAAATGTAACAGCTTTTGCTCCTGCTCCAGATGCAATAACAGAGGATTGTTCAGTTCTTGAAGGCATTGTTGCTGTATATCCTGCTTGCTGAAGATTCATATTTTGTGCTGTATCTGCTGTGTTTAAAGTGATCCTAAACTGAAACCCTCTTCCTTTAAATGTTCCGTTAGCAAAATCATTGAATGATGTGTAGGTTGGTGAACTACTAGGATTATCAGTTGTAGTTCGTACAGCTATTTTTGCATTAGCTTCATTTGCTACTGTGCCATCAAAATCTGTCCAAGTATCTATATTGTCTGTTCTGTTGTCAAAAGCATCTCCTACATAAAAACCCTCCCCTTGAAAATGTCTTTTTAATACAAGTGAGAATGTACCACCAAGATCAAGAGTATCTACAAAATCATAAGTACCAGTAGTATTTGCTGTTGGATCTGTAAGTTTTAATCCACCAAGAGATGAATCATAAGTAACATTTGATTTAGTTCCGTTATATGGTGTTCCATCTGTATCTTCTCTGTCAGTTTTAACTGTAATAGAATCTAAAATATCAACTAAAGATAGTTCTACTTTTGCTTCTGTGGCACTAAATCTACCACCATCATCTTGAAACTTTAATAAGTAAGTTCCAACGAGTGCAGGAACAATACTTTCTGTTGAGTTACCAGCTACAGCTTCAATAACATCTTGTGCAGATTGAAAAGTGGCATTATTTCCAGTTTGATTGGAGTGTCTAATATAGACTCGACCTCCGTGAAGAACATCAATAGCAGTTGCCTGTGTAAATCTTAGTCTTACAAACTGTTCATTTATAGGTTCAATAGTAAGACCAGAAACATTTTCTGGTAATGCTGTCTTACCTTGAGCAGTAAATGTTGTCTCTGTAAATTGAGATGATAAAACTAATCCTGCATTGTATGAAAATACTTGAATTGTATATGTTCCTTTTACAGTATCTAAAAGTTCAAAATCACTGCTGAATACAACTTGAGAAACATAGTTACCATTTTCTAGTTTGTAATTAACTAAATATTGAGTTACACCTTGAACTGGTTGCCAATCAACAATAAGTTTACTTCTAGCAATACTATTTATAACCACTGTCTGCTCTGTAACTGTTAAGTTACTAGGAGGAGAAGCAGGAGCATTTAATACTGTTATAGTTCTTGTTGGTAAGGCAGTTCCATCTTCAATAAACGCATACTTGCCCTCTACATAAGATAAGGCTGTAATTACATAGTTAATATCATCTTGTTCTTCAACTTGAATAACTCTAAATAACTGAGTTTGCAAAGTTGTACTAGATATTAGATAAGGTGAGTTTACATTTGGTGCGGAAGTAAAAGCAGAAGCAGTTGTACCATCAGGTTTTGTAACGCTGTTAACTGTAATAACTGCATCTGTAATATCAGATATTGAACCTACTTCTACTGTTCCATCAGATAAGATCACACTTATAATTGGATTATCATTTAAAGCTGGCAGAGTTGTCTGAGCTTCTGCATCAATAGTGATAGCAGTAGTTGTTGCAGCTACTACACGACCACCTCTTCTAGCTCCTGCTCTTACTGGATCATTTATTTCAATAACAGAACCAGGTCTTACAACAATTCCTGCATCTATTGAAGTAGTAAATGTGACTGTTTCACTTTCATTTTGCTCGGCAAAAAGTATTGCACGACCTAATCTTGCAGCTTGATTGCGAGAAGTACAAGCAAATGCTTTTACCTGTTTTACTATCGTTCCAAGTTTTGATATTGCAGTTGCATCTTCTACTACTTCAAAGTCAACTTCTTTTGAATCCATATTGAAGTAACTAACAGAAACAACGCTATGTCTAGTTTTCAAACTACTACCTGAGTAAGCAAAACCACTTTCACCTACATTGGCTAGATTAAATAGATAGCTTGCTGTAGTTGGCTTGTCTTGAGATATAGTTACACTACCAGCAGACCATATAGGCATACATCTCATAACACCAGCTAAATCATTTATTGCTGCAAATGCCTCTTTTGGACTTTGAATATTTACATTGCAACTAAATCTAGCTTCTTTTGCACCTGATCCTGTTCCGTCATCTACTTCTTCATTTGCAAACTTACTAGCAGCTACAAAACTAAACAAGTCTAAATTACTATCAGTAACGTGATCCCCTAACCCATATCTAGTGTTTGTGAGCAAATCTAGTAAGCACATGGCTGGACAATTTGTATAGACAGCAGCACCCATAACTCCATTGAAAATATATCCACTTGGATACACTATCCTGCCCGTAGCATTGTCCACAGTTGGAGTGCCAGAACTAGATGCTCCTGCTCCTGGTATTCTTACTTTTACTCCTCTAATACGATATTTTCTTGTAGGAATACGATTGAACTGTTTACTATCTAAACGAAGAGCAACATAAGCACTATTGGCATAAGTTGAACTGTTATCTATGACTTCTTGAATACTGGTAAATTGAAAAGAATTTACTCTTGCTGCATCTGTACTATCTGCGGTAACTCGAACCACTCGGACATCTACAGGAAAAGCACCAGTAATATTTATCCTATGATCTCTGGCATAAGCATCTGCTGTTCTACCACTAACAGAAGTACTTATAACATCTGTGTATCCACCAGAGTTATATTGAACCTGTATCTTATATTCAACAGTATCTCCTCGAATATCTCCGTCATCTTCAGCTACCTGTATCTGAGGCCAAGTTAAGGTGACGATAATCGCATCTACATCTGTATTAGTAACTTGTCTAGTAACAGGAGCAGATGTAGTTACCTCAACTCCAACAGCAGTGGGTGATCTGCTTTCAGCAGGAATCCCACTCATCGCAGTTTGGTTTGACGTTCCAAACTTAGATTTAAAAGTCACATCTTGAAAGTTGAAATCAGTATCAGCAGGACTAGCACTCGTAGCTGTTGAATTTAATATCGGAGTGTCATCAAGAAATACATCTTTTAGGCTTGCGTTGTCGTATGCAGTTGTGCCTTTTGTAAGACCTTCTTTAGATGCACTAGCAAAACCTTCTATCTCACCTTCAGATATTAAATCTTGTACAGTAGCAAAGCTTCTACTATGTAAAGTATCAGGAGCACGATAAGGAGGTGGGGGTGGTTTTGGTGGACCTCCAGATCCTCTAATAAGTTTAGTTTCGTCTGTCATGCTTCTACCTGATTAGTGTCAATCGCTGCACTTATTACAACACTTCCTGTAATTATCTCACCATAAACTATTGGAACGGGAGTACCTGCTCTTGATGTATTTTGAACCCCACTAAAATTAAAAGATAATTGTGGATCTTCTTCAGAACTAAATTTTTGTGGTTCGGGTAACGGAAATAGCATATCGCTTACACCCGAAAGCACTAGAGCAGCTCCTATTGCACTAGCAGCAGTTCCTATAGTTGCATAAAGTCCTGCTTTTGCTATCGGACCACCAAATATACCAAACGCACTACTTCCAAATAATCCACCTCCAGGCATCATCAAGCTAAAACCTATCAGTGCAGCACCAGCTAATACTTTTCCCAAACCTCCACCAGCACCACTGATCGCTGGAATAAAGTGTATATCCTCCTTTCCTATAGGATAAGATAACTCAGTTTCATCAATATCATAATTACCAACTTTTACCTGATAATATTTAGGACTCATAAAGCGTTCTACTTCTGGAAAATTATGTATTAAAAAACTTACAGCCTGAGAAACACTGTTTACTTTTATCTCGAACTCTTTATGTCCGATAAATTCTGCTAATTGTCCATATAACTTTAATTTACGAAGCATAGCGATACCTCTTTCCCGTACATTTTAGCAACCATTCAGAGTAAGGCTCTCTACAAGATAGTCTA